TAAATATTCTACATGCTCATAAACAAAAGATGGTTCCCATCCTGTATCAGCAAATATCATATAATCTGGTTTATGTTTTGTTAATCCTTCTTGCGCCATTAAAGCTAAACAAGATGATTGAACACCAGCTCCTAATGATAGTATACGTAAGGTAGGTTCACGTGGCTCACCTTTTCCGTCTGTTCCATCATATTCTGCTGGTTTTCCCGTCTTCGTTAAATTTGTTGTTTTAAAATATTTAGGTTCTTCCGTAGCTGCTACTGCTGCCATCATGTTTAATTGTTTTTTATCAGGAGTCATTTTACTAGACATCTCTTCTAAAAGCTTACGTCTTTCAAATGCCATTTGTTCATGATTAATGGCAAATCCTGGTTTAACTCCTTCAACAGCTTTTTGATTTGCTGCACGGCTTTTGCCTTGTTCCTTGTACCCGGGTTTTCTAGTCTCTGTCATAGGCCTCCAATTTCTTTAATGTACGGATGATTTTTTGCGTATAATATACATCTTCAGCATATATTGCAAGTGTCATAGCTAACTCCTCTAAGTTAACTATCTCATTGAAATACTGTAATAATCTTTCTTCTCGGAACTGTTGATAATGATGGTTATTGTTTAGCAAATACATATAGTAAGAGATGGATTCGCACTTTGTCTCAAAGATCCTAAGCCCCCAGCTCGCATTAGGAAAATTTAGCGGCTTCAATTGATCATCAGATGGGTCAAACGTGCGGATTCCAAGGAGGTTATTTCCCTCTATAGCGAATCTAGATGTACCCCAATTAGATTCATGAACGGCTTGTGCAATAACTAAATTTACAGGGATTCTTTTACTTTCTTCATGTAAAGAATTTAAATGTAATGTACACGCACGCACGTCTTCTATAAATTCATCATTGTTTGTGTAATCCATGTTGGGATTGAATCCCATACAAACCATTAATGTAACACAAATCCAACTCATCCGCCCCAGCTTTCCCCAAGATCTATGTCCGCCTTGGATGGTACTTCTAGTTCTACACATGTCTCCATGACACGTTGTATTTCTTTAGCTTCCTTTTCGTTCTTTACTGAACAATCTAGCTCATCATGTACTTGTATTAAAGGTACTACACCTAGCTCCTCATATACGTCTACCATGGCTTTCTTGGTTTGGTCTGCCGCTGATCCTTGTATCAATCTATTTAAAGCTTTGTATGTACCAGCTCTTTTTATTGCTTCACCATACTCTACTTTTGCTTGATTATGTGGTAATGCCTTATGTACACCCCACTGTGTAGGCTCCCACAGATCAAATCTACATTTACGACCTAGTAATGTACGAATAATGCCCTTAGAATTAGCTCTATTCATCACAGCTTCCAACATTCCTTGCATAAAAGGTACACGTTCACGGAAATCCTGTAGCATTTTCTTAGCATCTTGAGGATCTATATCTAATTCACGAGCCATCTTATTGTAACCCATGCCATACATTACACCTAATCCAATAGTTTTAGCTAATCTTCTTTCGACCCCTGCCATGTCTGCTGTTTGTTGGTGAAAATCAAGATCACTTTTCTTATAGGCTTCTTTAACTTCTTCAGCGCCCATTTGTCCGACGAGACACGCCCAATGCGTAAGTAACCTGGGCTCTTGTTGCGAGTAGTCTGCTTTAAGCCAATACTCTCCAATTTCCGGGATAAATAATTTCCGTATTTCTTGAGCAAATTGACCGCGACTCGGTATCTGCTGCAAATTAGGATGATTGTAACTAAATCTACCAGATACAGTACCACCGCTATCAGATCTAATTTGATTAATGTGCGCGTGAATTCTACCATTTGTGTTGTGTTTTAACAGACCTTGTAAAAAAGTGCCACGTAATTTATTTAACTCACGTGCTTGTACAATAAGACGCGGTAATTCATGTGGATGATCAGTAAGAAACATCTTTGTAAATGATGGAGCATTGCTTTTATCTGTCCTATCATAAGGTAAATTCATAGAATCAAATGCTTTAGCTATAGAAGCTGCGGCCCATATCTCTACGTCCTGGCTTGTCAAATCTTTTATTCTTTTTAATATTTTTTTCTCTTTATTTTTAAATTTATCATTTAAAACAACAACTTTATCAGCATCAAATCTTACACCTTTCTTCGTCATGTTAAATATTACACGGATTAATTTACATTCTATATCGTATATAGTATCAAGATTATCCTTCTTAATCTCCCATGCTAATTTCTCATACAACTTTAGTGTTAGCCTTGCGTCTTCCTCAGCATACTCTCCTACAAATGTAGCCGGTAATTTGTACATTTCTGCTTTAGGATCAACTCCAAATGCAGCTGCTGCTTCTTTAAGTTTAGCCTCACTTTTAAATTCACCCAGGTAATCAAACGATATACTATTTAATGTATAAGAAAATCTATTCTCATCTATAAGTGCCATCGCTACCATTGTGTCATGAATGCGTCCTTTAACTTCTATGCCTAATACACTAAGCCAACCTATGTCATATTGTGCATTGTGAAATACTTTCTCTAGCTTTTCATTTTCACATAATGATTTTATATACTTAATTACTTTCTTGCTATCCATGTTGCCACCACCCTCGTGTGCAATAGGATAGTAAGCTTTAAATCCATTAGCAGCTAATGCTATACCAATAACAGCACCTATCTTTTTAGGCCAACCAGGACCGTCTTTAATAAGTCCTGGATCACATGTTTCTAAATCAATTGCTATTTTTTCTCGGTCACTTAAGTCCGGAAACTCCGTGGGCGCTATCCAATCTGAGTTAACTGTCATGTTTTAATTCTCCTGCTATTGCCATGTATGCTGAGGCATCGACATAATCATCTACGTTAGCTTTACCTCTTTGTGATCTTGATATTTTTAATAATGCCATCATCGTTGCTACTTCATCAGAAGTAATAGCGGTGAATGGTTTAAGTTTATCATCTAAAAATATATTCCAAAATTCTGCAATTTGTTCATGATTTTGTTTTGTATCTCCATGTGTTTCTTGTCTTCCACCGTTGACTAATTCAGCGGCTTTTAATAATATTTCACTCTTGTTCATATAATGAACCCTCCATCTCTTTGTGGTTGTACTACATGTAGCTCATTACGAGCGCGTGTAGCTGCTACATAAAATACACGGCATTCATCATCTGAATCTTTCTCCATTGCTTCCTGTGACTTCCTTGACAAGTCTGTCAGCAACATAACTTTATCTGCTTCTCCTCCTTTAGCACCATGTATGGTACTTAAATGAATCTTAGGATCAGTTTTTGTAAAATCCCTGTTCCTCGTTTCAATAGACCTTAAGAATTCTTTATCACGCGTGCCTACTTTATCAAAAGCTACATCCCAGGGTCTACCTCCTACAAGAAGTCCGTGGTCCGTGATTAAATCATTAAGCTCATAGTTCTCTCTGTTAGCTGTTTTAAGATTCTTATGACCACGCTCTATTCCTATTTCTGAAGACATATAAGAATATATATCTTTAACTTCTGTTAATTCTACTTGTTCACCTTCATTTAATTTCTTCCAGGCACTTGTAGCATTTAATAACTTTTGCGATATAGGTAAGCGATTATTTCTTTTATAAAGTAATCCCTGTAATCGTATGTCACGTTCAATCTCATCAAGTAAATAATTAGTCCTTGCCATGATAAGCCAGTTTTCATCACCTACATTTACACTGTCTGGATATGAATGATATTGAACTAACCCGTGATTCTTTGTACCATACCATTTTTTAGGTATACGATTACGAACGCGTCCTATAATTCTTTGTGAACAGTTTTGTATAACTTTCGAACATCTATATGATTGTTGTAGTACTTCTCTCTCCCCATTTAATCTAATAAGATGTTCTACATCTGCACCAGCCCAACGATATATTGCTTGGTCATCATCACCACTTACATAAACTTGTTTAGCATTCTGGCATATCTTATGCACCATACGCCATTGTAATTTACATAAGTCTTGTGCTTCATCTACAAACACCACATCTAACTTTGGAATCATACCAGATTCAATGTACATTTCTATCATGTCTGTAAAATCTAATATTTCTTTTTTCTTTTTAAATTCTTCTATAGAACGCTGCGCTCTTAACAACGCATGCCATGACACATCTAAATTAGCATCATTATAATGTTGTTCTAAATCCATGCACTTCATGCGCGATAAATTAACTTCTGACAGTAGCTGGTTATCAACTGTAAACACTCCACCAGCATCAACACCATCAGATACAGATCCTAAATCCATACCAAATGCGTGTCCAAACTCTTTGTAATTGTCACGCGACATTACTTCTGACTTTGTTAAACCTAATTGATTAAAAGCAAACGAGTGTAAAGTTCTAAAATATGGAAGATGTTGCTCCTGTAAATTAAACTTCTTCATTGCCCGGTCCCTTGCTTCACTAGCAGCTTTTTTTGTAAAAGCGACAAATGCAATACGATCCGGTGGTGTGCCTTTAGCTAATTCTTGCTCAACTAAATTCAATAAGTTATGTGTCTTCCCTGTACCAGGAGGTCCTAGTATTATCTTAGTTTTATTTTGCATGTGCCATCCTTATCTACGAATATAAATTTCATCTTTAATTTTCTTTGTTCTTGGGTTAATCGTCTACATATACGTGTCCCTGGTTTCCAGGTCTTACGATAGCTTTCAGTCTTTACATCAAATATTTCTAGTGCTCCTTTTTCATTTATTGCTATGAGGTCAGCAGGGCCAACTCCATATAAATTTTTAAAAACAAAATAACCTTTTTCTATTAAATGTAGTATGGCTATTTGCTCACTCTGCATTCCCTTTTTTAATTTAGAAAGGCGCACCATCAATCTCCTTTATGTCAAATGCAGAATCTTGTTGCTGGTATGCAGGCACACCCCACACACGAACAGTTCTACCTTTTAAATTAAACTTATCACTTTTACCGTTAAGCCTGCGCAATGCTTGTACAAGCTGCCCTGTATTATAATGTGTAAATTTATTTCTAGTTAAATAGTCTAAAAGATCTTTTAATCTAAACCATGTAATACCGTCCTCAGTCCATGGTTTACGTAATGTTAATTCATCTCTATTCTGTGCCTGGGCACGGTCGGTGCAAAACTCCTGGAGGAAAGCTTCAAATTGACCGGCCACAGACCCATCATCAGAAACAGGTATCTTGATAAGGTTGATAAACAACTTTTCAATTGATTCCTGCCACACTGACTGTTTTACAAGAGGAGGCATCGTGTTCAAAGTATTCATACATTTCTTTTGAAACTTTGTTTGTATCTGCAACTCATCTGTTTGTAATTCCATACGTGCGTCACCTACATTTAAAATCCACACAGGCGGATCTGTTT